GTCGTCGAGATACCATGAATCTGGTCTCGGAAGTCCTTATACTCCAGCATGATGCGCTCGGCGTTCTTGGTGCTGTACTTGATGGGCTTTTCGTCCTCTTCCAGCCCCTGCCAGTCGAGCAGGATCGCCTTAGCCATGCCCTGCACCAGCAGCTTCTCAGCTACCTCTTCGGAGAGGGTCCCACGCCGCATCTGATGCTGGTAAGGCTTCATGAGCCCTTCCATGATGCGCTTGTGGTTCGTATTGTTGAAGCGCGCCACCTTGACCTGGATGCCGTCTCCGAGATCCTGCCAGATGCCGGATGTCTCCAGGTTTTCGTCCGTCTTAAAAAGCTTTTTGAGATCGCCCATTTGACGCTCCTTTTGCTAAATGGTTATATTGGTGAAACGCCGACCAGGAGCCTCTTCCCTGAACGTGGTGGGCGTCACGCGGGTCGAGCGAGGCTGGAGGTGTACCTGGTCGGCGTACTTTTTCATACATGACCACGACTGCAAGGCATACCTGATCGGCGTATAATTTATACCGCCCACACACTACAATTAATAAGTTTTTTGCCTCAGTTTGCTCGGCATCTTGTCAACCTGTATGGTCCATTCAAAATCCGGATGCCGGATCGCCTGCCATGTCATGTTTTCCATCACATCCGCATTCTGGCCAGGAACGTTGATGCCGTCCGTCTGGATCTTGATCTTCGGAAACGTGAAGATGTAGGTGTTGCCGCTGTCATCCTCGCTGTCCGTGCATTCAAACGACAACCCGGTTGCTGTTGCGTTCAGGTATTTCGTGTAGAAGGTGCTGTCGAGAAAATAGGCGTTCAAATTACCCGTCACCTGCAGCGCTCCGACCCCGACATCTGCATATCCGAGGTATCCGATACCGCTGATCCCGCGCACGTTATTCGCGAGGTTGAATGAAATTTCCTGAATGATCAGGGAGGTATCGATCGTTGCGAACGAATTGCTTCCAGCGGTTCCGGAAGGATATCCTTCCATGATACGGGCTACGTCCGCCACGCCGTTCATGACATCTTCTTCGGCCGCGCTGGTATGCGTGTTGGCGTTTCCGGAAGTTCCCGCAACCGTTGCAACCTTGCCGACGAACCCCATAGATCCAGTTACGATCGCATTTGCGGCTGCCGTGACGGCCAGTGTATTGGCAACCATCCCTTTGAAGTCGAAATACTGTGTAATATCCGAGTGATAGCGCTCAAAAGTATAGCTCGTCTCCGTGGTGCCATTGCGGACTAGACATCCCTGCACCCACGGAGTGCTATTCGTTGTAACCGTCGTTGCAAGCGGGATGTTCGGGAGTACGTCCAGACCAGTTCCACGAGCTGCAACGATAAAGTAACATCCATGATTTACGGCCGTTGCAGCGGATGCATATCCAGACAATTTAATCCATTGGCCTGTGACAAAAGTGCCTGCTCCGCCAAGCTGCTCGTCCGGATAGTCCAGCGTCGAAAAGTATCCATAAGTTGCACCTTGTGTGAGGATCAGCGAGCTTTTAGCGGACTGAATGGATTGAGACCACGCAGACGACCACAAGGCTGCCTTGAACAACTCTGCAAAACCGTTGTCGTCATAAGAAAGCTCGAAGTTGAATCCACCGGACACATCCGCACCCGTCTGGATCAGGTCAGTCACCTGCCGGTCTGAGCGGATCTCGGCCGACTGGATGTTGGCGATGTTGAAAGCGAAAGACTCCCCGGTGAACCGGAGGTCGATGAGAGGGGTCGTCGCGCTGACGGACATGGTCCCCCATGCGGTCTCCTCTTCATTGAACGAAAGCTGGACGCGATTGGTATCTGCCATTTTATGGTCCTCCAATGATGTTGTTGCTGGTTAATATCGCGCCCACACTACCCAATCTTTTTATCGACTATTTATATTGAAAAATATTCATCCCTGAAATACGGGACGGTCACAAGCAACTGGTACCACCCGTCCAGTTCGCCAATCCTTGTCACATACGGTGCTCTGCAGGTTAGTCCAGAGGACCTCCATCCCCTGAAGATGCCAGCAGCTTTGTCGGTAAATTGATCCGCTTCTTTTCTTCCCTCCGATTTTTCAAGCATGCACTTGACATGCACCACGCCGTCTGATCTAAACAGCTGCGATGCGCCAGTGGATGCCTGTGTCGAAAAACCATTGATTACCCTGAATTCAACATAAGACGTGCCCGACACTGGCTTATAGTCGGTATTGTCCCAATCAATAGGTGAAAAGGTCGACCAGCTGGATGCAAAACGAGCCTCAAGGAGCGCACACTCATTCTCGAAGCTCATATGACATGCTCCCTGACTCGAGCCACAATAGAGTCGCCAGACATCTCAAGATGATTCAATGTCGTTTCATATGGCGCGTTTCTAATTTCAACGACACCTGCGTATGGTACAGGGTTACCAATCGTAATCGGATCTGCCGGAATCTTTACGCCAGCCAAAAGTTTGGCCTGCTCTCTTGCAACCATCTCTGCGCCGAAGGCCATTTTCTTCCTGACTCTTTCCTGCGGAAGCTCTTCCCCGGGAGTATGAGGCAACCTGAAATAAGACGGATCAATCGACTCACGCTCAGAGACTTTGTGATTGTAGATATACGTTCCAGTCAGCACTGGAGATTTCTGCATGAGCAGTTCCAAGGCATCAGAAGCAATCAGCCGCTTTGCCTCATTGATCTCATCAACCATGGCATCTTCAAATCGTTCCAAATCTTTGTTGAACTCTGCGACATTGATGCCCATTACGGTCTCCTGATTTGAAACGTGTACATGGCCCCCGCTGGATCCTGCTTGATCGCTTTTACCTGCCAGTCAACTGAGTTGATAGTAATCTCGTCATTGACTTTTGGAGTGATAGACGATAAATCGGATCCTTTAATCAGAGCCTTTTTATCTCCTGGGATGACGGATTGATCATCCACCAGCCTTTCCGCAAAACGCAACTCAACGGCACTATACTCATCCAGAATGACATCGACCGTCACGGACGTTGTCGATTTGGTTACCACCCGAGTGGTTGCGTCATACGTTTCCGTGATCGACTTGTAGGTCGCAGACTCTACAATGTCACCAAGCGCGCTGAAGATCGCTGAGACGCCGTCCGCAAAGACTTGACGCATGCCCATCGCTTATCTCTTGAATATCCTGAAGATAGTGTTGGATCCTGCCATCTTTTTAGGGGTTCGCTTTACCGTCATCAAGACTCTCCCTTGTGCATCCGCTCCTTCTTCTGCTTCCGCTTCGACTCTTTCTTCTGTTCCTTCTTGTGGTCCTTCTTTCCCTGTTTGCTCTTTTTAGCCATCAGCACCCACCCTTTCGCCTCTTTCGGCGCTTCCTTTTTCTTTTCATTTAGACCTCACGGATCTGGTGTTGGGAGTCGCTCAAACCTTTCTAGAAACAGGTTTCGACTTTTTCGTTTTCTTCACCTTCGCGGTCATTTTTTCTTTTTTCGCCTGCCTGTCTTTTTCCACGTACGGGCATTGGCAGCGAAATTCGCACGCTTGCGGATTTTTGAATTCTTACTCTTTTTGCCTTTAGCAATGCATGCGGATGTAACGCCTCCATAACCCTGCGTCTTGCAGTAAGCTGTAAAAGACCCTGGAGCCTTCAGCTTGATCTTCATCTTTTTTCTTCGAGCCATATCAGACCCTCAACCATGCAAGAGCTATACTCTCACAAGATGCCGCGATTTGACCGAAGCTTTCACGGCACAGAAACGTATGAGCGCCCACACGCTCCTCGGGATCATGTCCTTTCGATCCCAGCGGTTCACCTCCAGCTCCAATGATCCAGCCCTCAAGCGGCTGAACCCTTTTGTTCCGTCTTCTGCTGTCAGATCCGACCCGATCAGATGCATCGCATACTCGGCGGTTGCATCCTTCAGGAACTGCGGAATTTCATCGATGTCGATATCGTACCCGGCCCGGTCGTTTACGCCATCCCGTGGCCACTCGAGCGCCTGGTCCTCCGTATACTTCCATCCGTCCCACTTAACGTTCGCGTCAAGAAGCTTCGTTGCCCACATCAGAGCGATCTCTTTGTTTGTGTCTCCTTCAGAGGTCCAGTCCGTATTGTGGAGCCTGCCTTCATGGTAGACGTCAGCTTCATCCACGGTGCAGTAGGAGTTGCTAGTCGAAAGACCAGCGCCTGTTTCAACGACGAGATCAGGCATTTTTCTTCCTATCCGGTCTTATGACGTCGTCCATGGATAGAGGAGCATCCTTCGTGTCAGCCTTAGATTTAGACGGTGTCTCTGCTTTCGGCATCTCTGCCTTCGGCTTAACTGGATTTTCCTTGAAATAGTTTCCGGTTGCGAGCGCATCCCTGACATCAATGGGATGATGGATCAGCACCCTTTTCCCTTCCCTCGTG